AGTTGCAAATATCTTAACGCCAATAGACTTTCTTGGCTTCATAACCTTAGAAGTTATCCACTTCATCATGTTGTTAGCTGAGTCAAGTGACTGGATGTAAGGAACATTTAGCGTAAACTCGTTCTTGCCATAGTTGGTTCTACTTACTCGTATGTCTTCGTAATCCTTTTTAGCTTTTGTTGGTGACGACACCAAGTTTGTTCCAGAGTACTTAGGGTTTGACAGATCACCCTGCTTAGAGAAATAGTCATCTACTGTTAGTTCCTGGTTAGACTCCTGAGTAAACGTTACCCCCTGAATTCTTAGATAGTTACCGCTGGACTCATCCAGAGTAAGTGCTGTATCAGTGGCGTTGAAAACCAAGAACTCTGCACCATAGGCACCAGCAGTGAACCCAGATACGGTGTAACCCTTTATTCTATTGAAGGTTGGTGATATCTTTGCAAAGAGAGCTGGGTAAGCCTTGTCATATCTAACGTTGAAGTATGAGGCCTCACGCATAATAGTTCCAAACTCATCAAAGAATATGTCATACTTTGGAGTGTCTCCTGGACTTATGCCAGAAAGGTATGTTGATTGAACCACGCCGCTAATTGCGTACTTTCTAAAGGACTCATTAACGTTTATCTCCTGATTTGAGAATACAGAGTTTACTGGAGTGTTTAGCGAGTAGACCGTGTTCTGGCTGTAGTTGTTTGTAATTGCGTAGATATTCTCAAACATTATTCTGGATGATCCACGCACGAAAAGAGCCATGTTGTTATAGACGGTAAGAGGGTTAGCGTCGTCAACAGTAGCAACAAGCTTGTTGTTTATGTATAGGTAGAACCTTCTTATCTTTCCTATGTCCTGGTATTCAACTGCTAGGTCATACACCGTTGGATTTGTTTCACCAGTAATTCTATATTGTCCAGTAAATTTTCCATCGTCTACTAGGATGTTTGAGGTTCCTCCCCAAAGCTTTACTGGCACAGCCTTCTTTGGACTAAGGGGGTCTGTACTGGTTGTATCCTTCATAACCTTGTAGAAAAGAATGTTGTGTATCTCCTGACCAGTATTGTAGGAGTCTATATTATTCTCTGTTAGGGTAGCAATCTCAAAGTAATAGCCGTTGTTTGTGTTTGGGTTTATCATCATTGCTATACCGCCAGATGCCCCATTTATTCTCACCGACTGATTAGGAGATGCGTCAGATAGTGTGTAGTATGCAGTAGAGCCAATTGGAGTCTGACCACTTGTAACACTGTTGTTTATCTTACCAATAATACGCATTCTAGTTCCAAAATGCTTAAAGTTATTATTTAGAGGCTTGTATACGTACGACAAAAAGTCTATTGGGTTTTGCGTTGTTGTAAAGTTTGGACCATTCATGACAAGGGCTGACGACTGAATTGTTCCAGACTGCGTGGCATGCATGGTATTTGCTTTATCTTCGGCAACATATGAAGTGCTTAGGAAGTTTTTAATAACGCCATTACGAGTTGTCTTTTGAGCAGTGATATTGCTTGAGTTTCCAGAACCAAGCCCAGCCTCACCCTCTACCGTTTGAACTGATCCTGCAAGAACACCGCCAGTACCATTTACTGATAGATTAAATAGGTATGATGAGTCCATCAGACATCCTCTAACGTTTGCATTGTCATACCAGTATGCGGCAAGTTCTGACTTGTGTTCCGCTGGAACCATCGAGCCATCCGCCTGCTTAACTCCAGTACCAAACTGCATTCTTCCGTGCTTGGCAACTGCACCATTTCTTAGCTTGGTTATTCCATCGACAGTCTCATAGTTTGGTTCTGAATATATCCTAACTCTTCCAGTTGGATACATTTTTCCATTAAAAGATATTTTTGAAAAATAGCTCTGGTATTCTTGATTACTGGTTATCCAAACATTGCTGTCAGCATTAGAATTGCTAGGTACGCTATACTCAACTGCGTCGTATCTAATCACTTCACCGTTGGCATATAGGTATCCGTTGTATCTGGTCATCCAGTATACGCCCTCGCCAAAATCTATAACATTGTCAACTATTGCATTATTCTTTACCGTTGGCAATCTGTTGCTCAGGTCTGAGTTTAGTGGGATGGCCCCCAGCACGTATGATGACTGATTGCTAGACTCATTGTTTATTGACTTTGTTGACCCAGTTCCAGAAACCTCCCAAAGCAGTGCTGGCTTGTATATCCAAGTCTTATCCTTGTCAATCATCATTGCTTGTTTTAGCGATCCATATGTTTTTTGAATATACTTGCTACTATAGATTATCTTGCCATCATTATAAACTGAGTTTGAATGAGAGGCGATGTCAACTATGTTTGCTATCTTGCCAGTAGTAGAGTTTTCTACCACTCCAGAATCAACTGTGTCTACTGAGCCGTATAGGACTGTGTCGGTTGATCTTTCAGATACTGTTGGCATCATGTAGTTTCTGCTCATAACAATGAAGTTGTTGTATTCGTCAAAGAACATCGCTGACTGAGTAGAGATTGCCAGATCCTGCAATACCTGAGCCAATGACTTATCTGGCGACACATAAAAGTTATCAATAATATCATCTGCTTCGCCAGCATTTCTCTTGAATGTGTAGTTAGAGAATCCTGCCGAGTCCAGTAGCAATGATACTGCATAGCTGAGAGATACATTCTGAATCAATAGCTCTGGTGCAGTTATAGATTCGAAGTAAGAGAACATGTCTCTTAGTGATATAGATACTGATCTGTCAGAGTGTGAGATTTGAGGAAACTGCTCTGAGTATAAAGTCTTTATTGGAACGTAGTAGTCTGAGCCATCAACATCAACTACAACCTCGTAAAACTTAAACTGAATATTTCTAGCTGAATATTTTGAAATTATGCTGGAACTATTTGTATCACTAAATGCCTGGTCATAATCAAATAGCTTAACATCTCCAGTTGAGGCCAATAGCTGACCGACTGGCATTCCGCTTACTCCTAGGTCAGATGCGTTCTTCTTAATTGAGAATGACTGAGTCTTGTCGGATAGATCTACTGACAGCCTTGGGGACATCTCTATTAGATCGAATGATGAGTCTAGGCTAGACATTGTGTCAACAACTATCCTAATTCCAGATATGTTGTCGAACTCGTTGTATACCGTCAGTCCATCGGTAGGGGCAATGTGAGTCTCTGGTGAGGTTAGATTGGTAACAAAGCTTGTGGTATTGCTTATGGTTGGTTCTGATAGGTACCAGCCGTAGGTTGCTGAAAAAGTCTCATATCCTCCATCAACCCAAATCTTGTAGTACCCAGGAACAGTGCTGTCTGATCGTATCAGATAAGCGTTTCCTATTACAGATTCTGATGGAACCAAGTACTCTGAAGAGTATTCTGCCACCTTAGTAAAAATGTCAGAGTATCTGTCTGGTACAATTAGGCCATAGGCTAGCTCTAGATATCCATCTGCCTTTACTATGTCTGTGCCATCCACTCTTCTTGACTGCTTGTTGAATGCAGCTACATCTACCCAGCTACCAGATTTTAAAACCTGAATCTTCCACTTTTCTGGTATTGAGGAGTTCTCGATTCCAAAAAAAGGATCTGCAAAGGTTCCTGAAGCATCTGTGAAAGGTCCTAGATCTACAGAGCCTACCCCAGTCTGCATCTTAATAACTATCCTGTTTGAAGGAACAGATTCTTTGTAAACAACATACGGAGCAGCATCATCAATAAAATACTGACCGTTTAGAATTCCATTAGAAATTCCTCTTTCAATACCATTCTCTGTTCTATACGATGTCCAGTATTTAAAGTTATCTTTCTTATCTGCCAGATAGTATCTTGGCCTACTGCACATGTCTGGGTTAGAAAAGTGAGTATACTTTGAGTCGAAGTATCTTAATTTATTGATTCCAGATCTAGGTCTAAATTTATTTAAACAGTCTTCTAGAGAGTATAGTAGATTTTCTTTTTCTTTTTTTGACCTAAAGGTTATTGGTGTCATTTCTTCGTTGTATGACTTGTCTGAATAGCCTCCATCTACTATAACGTCTGCGTCAGTAGCATTGGTGTAAAAATTTCCCTCATCATTTTCGTCAAATGTGTTTGGTATGTTTTTATATTTTGAGGTGTTTAAGTCTAATGGTCTATACCTATAGTTTCCCAGCCTATGGATATTGCCAGATACATTCATGTTCCACTCTGCAATTACTGAAGACTGTAGTCTAATCGTGGATGAGGTGTCTAGGTGGCTTTGAAGTTTGCTATCAAAAAACATTTAAACCTCTTCTAGTGATAGGCTAACACTCCAGAAGTCATGATTGGTCCCACCACGCTTTTGCACACTATAGCTAAAGTCAGATATAAATACTTCCATTACCTGGTTGTATTTTTGTAGGTTTGCGTAAGGGTCTTCAATTCCGTCCAAGTTATTGAAGTTTGTATATTTGTCGTATGCAAGGAATACCCAAAAAGATCCCTTGTGATTTTCGTACCAGTCTAGAAGCTCTACTCCTCCTGCACCACCATCAGTAGTGAACTCTGCCGATGCACCAGATACAGCCGTTGCACCAGTAGTAGTATTAAACTGTGGTGAAGATGAGTATGATCTAGATGGTAGCATGTCCCATGATGTTGACATTGTAAGCTTGTCAGCGATGTGGTATGAACGCATACGACCATTAATCATTCGCTCACGCTTTTCTATTCTTGTGGTTGAAAAATTTAGAGGTGATCTATTGTCGTCAGAAAGTATTATAAAGCTTCCGTCTTGTGCTGAGTTAGAGCCTTTTTCAACACCAGTGGGAATGTAGTAGCCATCGACTATTGTTCCTGGGTTATCTGAAAGCAGTATAGCCTGTGGACGTTGGTAGGTCTTGCGACCATCCATATATTCTAAGTTTATATTAGTTGACATTAAAGTCTATTTCCTCTAATTCGTTGTGAATCTATCTGCTGAATCTGAGTAATAACAGTTCTTGCAATAAGATCTGGGTTAGCTTCTGATCTTACATTTACATTTAGATTATAATTATTATACATCGAATTGCCAATTGGCGTTCCAGAATTTATTGCACTTAGTGCTCCAGCACCTAGTGAGTCAACTGCTGCCTTACGAACTACAAACTCTCCAGGAGTTAGCATGGCTGGAATAGTGTCTGTGCCTCTAGCAAAGCCACCAGAAGCAAAGTATTTAGGAACCATTCCACCAGTAGACAGGCCTAGGTACCCAAGAGTGTTCATGAATGATCCAGGAGCAGAAACGTCTTCTCCGCTAAGCATCTTTAGCTGTTTAGCCAATACGTCTCCTGACATCCCCTCCGTTGCCCCAGAAATATAGGACGATCTGGCAGTTGCTTTATTTTGTGCAGACATTTCTGGGATATTGTTCAAGTATCCCTGAGCCTCTTTCAAAGCAGCAACGTAATCAAATACTCCAGCCTTGGCAACGGCAATCTTGTTATTCATTATGTCCCACTGAAGCTTTTGCTGGTCTAGTAGGTCAAGCTCTGCTGTCTTCTTTACCTCAGCTAGTCTGATTGCTTCTTGAGCAGGCTTTAGCCTGTTCTGCTCTATGCCATATATCTCATCCTGAATTTTCTTGATAGATTCTTCAATCTGCAAACGTGTCATTGCTTTACCATTTACGTTGGCAGTTAGACCAGCCAGCTTTGCATCCCTAGCCTTTGACATCATGTCTTTTTGGTTAGCTATTGAAT